TTCGTCGCAGAAACCAATACCGAGCCAAAACCCTTCGTGTGGACCGCCGATCCCGACAAAATCATCGCCGCCGTCAAACGCGGGCATCAAGTGTTAGATTCGATCCACTAGTAGCAGAAGAAGTCACGATTATTGATCGTGAAATACGTGATGTGCTGATGGAATCGGCAAATGACATCGCTAGCGCTAGCTGAAGTTCGCCGGCGCGCGCTGGCATCGCTTATCCCTCCGCCACGGCTCCGTCTTTCGGAGTGGATTGAGTCAAACCTGAGGATCCCGGAAGACGTGTCCGCACTGCCTGGCGCTGTGCGGCTGTGGCCGTATCAGCGCGAAATTGCGGATGCGATCGGTGATGTCACCTTGCCCCGTGTCACGCTTGTTAAACCCGTGCGCGTCGGCTTCTCGACCCTTCTGACCGCCGTTGTTGGTAGCTTCGTAGCGAATGATCCCGCGCCAATCCTTTGTCTCCTGCCTACAGAGGCGGATTGCCGGGGATATATGGTCGATGACATAGAACCAATTTTTGACGCATCCCCCGAGCTGAGGGGGCTCCTTTCGGTCGATACGGCCGAGGGTGCGAGAAACACGCTTGTGCATCGTCGTTTTCGGGGCGGCTCCCTCAAGGTGATCGCCGCCAAGGCGCCCAGAAATTTGCGCCGCCATAATGTTCGCGTGCTGCTCATCGACGAAGCGGACGCCATGGAGGTCACGTCCGAAGGGTCGCCGATAAAACTGGCCGAAAAGCGTACCATGAGCTTCCCGGACCGTAAGATCGTCCTGGGATCGACGCCCTTGCACGAAGAGACAAGTCACGTCCTGCGGGCCTATGCAGACAGCGATCAGCGCGTCTTCGAACTCCCTTGTCCAGAGTGCGGAACATTTACGGAAATTCTGTGGTCACACATCGAATGGGAATCTGCCGCCCCGGAAACCGCTGCGTTCCGTTGCCCTCACTGCGAGCACCTGATTCCTGAGCGCCACAAGGCCCAAATGGTCACTGAGGGGCGCTGGCGGCCGATGAGACCCGAAGTAAAGGGGCATGCAGGCTTCCGTTTGAACGCGCTGGTGAGCTTACTGGTGAACGCGTCGTGGGCGAAATTGGCGGCCGAGTTCCTCAGCGCGAAAGATGACCCCGACCAGCTTCAAACGTTTGTCAACACGATCCTGGCGCAAGGCTGGCGGGACGCGGCCGAAGAACTCGACGAATCCGAATTGCAAAAACGCAGCGAACCATGGGGCTTGGAGACAATTCCCGAATGGGTTCTGGTCATCACCTGCGGCGTAGACGTCCAGGATGACCGCTTGGAGGTATCAGTAGTCGGATGGTCGCGCACAGAGTGCTTCGTGCTCGGGCACGTCGTGATATGGGGCACGCCAGACGATGAAACAACATGGCTGGAATTGGATGAGTTGCTCCGTACACGGTGGAAGCATCCTCACGGCGGTAACTTGAAAGTTGACGCGGCCATGGTCGATTCCGGCGACGGCGATTGGACGGAGAAGGTCTATAGTTATTGCTTTGCCCGTGGCGGCCGCCGCATCTTTGCGTGCAAGGGCGCCGCCGGCAATCGACCGTTCATTCAGGCGAGCAAGGCCAAAAACGGACGCCTATTTATCATCGGGGTGGATGTGATTAAAACTACCGTCATGAACCGGCTTGCACTTAAACGGTCAATCCGATTTTCCAACTCACTCCAGCCTGTTTATTTCGAACAGCTCGCGAGCGAGCGGAAGGTTCTGCGATACGTGCGCGGGCAACCGGTGAAACGCTTTGAACGTAAGCCCGGCGCGCGGGCGGAGACACTAGATTGCCTCGTTTATGCGACTGCTGCGCGCCAAGCTGTTAATGTGAATTTGGACCATCGGGAGGGCGAACTCCGGTGCACCATGTTGCCGCCGGCACCGTCTGTGATTCGGTCGAAATGGCTCGAGGGCGGCTAATTCACGTATTATCCAAAAGCCACAGCGGCAGGGTTTCACCGGCGACGGCCTCCTTATCCTTTTCAACGCCCTTGACGATCCATTCCCAAAAATCATCTGCTGCCTCTGTCGCAGCCAAATTACTGGGGATACGCCCGGCGAACCTCACAGCATCTCCCATAAAGTTTTTGGCACCCACTCCAGATTGGAGACTGTTATCCTTGATCTCGCGTCGCGATGTCACTCGGATCGAATCCGCCAAAATGGCGGTTTGAACGATCCACAAGAATTCTTCCTGTTTGGTAATGCTCATCGCTTCACCTTTGGCTTTCTGCCTCTGGGTTTAACGTCAGGCTCGGCGTTGAACGCCTTCAAAGGCCCTTTTTCAGACGAAGCGTTCAGCCCGCGCGCAATGAGCTCTCGGATTGCTGCAGATTCGGTCGTGAACCGCTCCCGAAACCGGAAGTCCTCAATTTTTTGAGCCAACACAGCATCAAACTGAATGAGGCGTTTTTCCGTTAGGAGCTTCGGCTTCGGCATATCAGTCCTATAACCCTGGGCAGAGATATGGACAATCAAAGAATACCACTATAACTTATATCAGTATATGCGGCCTGAGCGAGCGCTGATGACGCTCCCTCAGGCCTAACCCACGCCGAATCGGAGGTAAGTCGATGACGACGCAAGCTAATGCACGTTCTATCACACCATTGTTGCCCCGCGCGCTGCCCAAGACCGTGGTGAAGAAAGTCCATGCCGCTATCGAAAGCCATCTTGCGGCCGTCGAGGCGCTGACAACCTTTCTCGACGAAGCCGAAGGCGACGCCGATTTCGAACCAAACCTTGGCGCCGCCGAGGCCGGGGGCGAGTATGATTCGCAGGCGCGCGCGTGGGCCCATCCGCGTACTGCCCGGCAGGATTTCGAAGATGAACACGATGGGCGCGAGGATGGCGGCGACGATGAACCGTCAGAAGACCCGGAGCCGGAGTTGGGGTGGACGGCGGACGTAGACCAGGCGCGGGCGTCACGAGGCCTCACAACCGCTGGCTTGCACCACCACGGCGAAGCCGAGCACGACGGCGGCGAACCTTCCCTTGGCTCAGTCGGCTCCGGCAATCCTGGCACGCCGCAAGAATTTTGGGCGGCCGGCGCGCGCGGTGACCTTGAGGACGAGCACGACGGGCGCGAGCCCGACGTGGAAGATGAGGCTTTGCTTGGATGGACGGGGATAACCGATCAGACGCGCTTAGGCGCTCAATGCCGCTTCTCGTTTGCCACAGACGGGGAAGGTCCTGACGTTGATCAGGAGCCGTCGCTGGGCTCCTGCAGCGCCATGACGAATCAAAACCACTGGGCTCTGGGCAGCACGCGCGATCTCGAAGATGAGCATGATGGGGGTGAGCCCGAAGAAATGATCTAACGCGTTGCCGCAAGTCACCAATCTCACATGAGTCTCGCATGTTGACTTTGCAGCGAGACTCATGTGAGGCTCGTCACCATGGAGCGAATCGACTTAGACGAACCATGGTTTACACAGGCGCAAGTTCTAGACGCCGTGCCTGCGCTCACGCCGAAAACGCTCCAAAATTGGGCGTCACGCGGGATCCTTGATCTGCACGAGCCCAATCCTGGAAGACAGGCAAAGCGCCTCTATACGGGAATTGGCGTCATCATGTTGGCCTTCATGGCGCGCGTCACGGCACTGGGCATCGGTCCCAGCGCTGCGCGCGATATGGCTGAGACGGTTGCCAAGCACGCGGCGGATATTCATCGCGCCTATCCGGTCTCCGAGGAAAACGGTCGCTTGCAGTGGACGATCGCGGGTAGCCATTACGAGCTGTATCACCGTGGATACATCATCAAGCACAAGGACCAGCACAGGATTATCATCCAGATGGAGGGCTTAGGGATTCTCCGCACGCAATTCCCGCATGTCTATCTCACCGTCGAAATCGATTTCCTGGTTCTCTCCGTCCTCAACGAGATTTATCGCGTCGCAGCGGGCCAAAAGGCCAGCCGAAAACTGAAAGTCTCAGCCCCAACTGCCGCCGATGCACGCGAGCTACGAAAGCTTGCAAAGTTTTTCCGCGACTTCTCTCAGCCGCAGGAGGCTGACGATGAAAGTTGACCAAATGGTTCGCGCTCTCACGAGAGTGTTTCAGTCCAAACATACCCGGCGCTTCGATGGCGCGGCCGGCGGCCGGCGCTGGTCGAGCAACCCAACCTTTCACGACATCAATGCCGAAATTCTCACAGCAGCAATGCCCGTTCGCCGGCGCGCGGCCTACTACGCGAGGAACAATGCATGGGCTACCAATGGCGTGAGTTCGCTCGTGGCCAACCTAGTCGGCGCCGGGATAAGGCCGGCATCGCAACACCCGGACCCGAAAGTACGCGCCCTGATCGCGAAGGCTTGGGCGAGGTGGTGCCGATCAGCTGACGCTGACGGACTTACGGATTTCTACGGGCTCCAGGCATGCGCCGTTCGCCAAATGATAGAGGGCGGAGAATGCTTCAGTCGATTTGAAACTGAAAGCACCTCCCTCAAAGTGCGGCTGCTCGACCCAGATATGGTGGATTTGGCGATCACCCGTGAATTAGATGGCAATCGTCGGATTGTAGGGGGCGTCGAGTTCGATGCCCAGGGGAGGCGAACGGCGTACTGGGTTTCTCCCAAAAGGCCGGGCCAGCTTTTTACAATCACTATGCCGCCAATCCGCATTCCCGCTGCGGACATGACACATCTCTTCGCGCCGCTCGCGCCTGGCCAGGTGCGCGGGGTGTCGTGGCTGGCGCCCATTCTGCTACGCCTCCATGAAATTGATCAGTACGAAGATGCTCAGTTGGTGCGGCAAAAGGTGTCGGCTATGTTCGCTGGATTTATTACGGACCAGCAAGGCGGTGCATCGGCGACGTTCGAAGGCCAACAAACAGGGAGTGTTCTCGAAAGCGGAATTGAGCCCGGCATGCTCAAGGTATTGCCACAAGGCCTCGATATCAAATTTAGTGATCCCGCATCCGTCGGGGACACTGTCGAATTTCTTCGGTTGCAATTGCGCAGCGTCGCTGCTGGGCTTGGAGTGCCGGATCATTTGCTCACCGGTGATCTATCACAGGTGAATTACAGTTCAATCCGAGCAGGCCTCGTCGAATTCCGCCGGCGCATCGAGTTGCTGCAGTACAGCGTCATCATTCATCAATTCTGCATGCCGATCTGGCGACGTTTCATTATTGGAGTGGTGCTCTCTGGAGCGATCGATGCGCCGGACTTTGAAAGCAGTCCGGACGATTATCTTGCCGTCGAATGGTATCCGCCAACTCAAGAATGGGTCGATCCGTTCAAAGACGCACAGGCTGAAGCTCTCGCAGTCGCCAACGGCTTCAAATCACGCCGTCAAGTCGTGATGGAGCGCGGATATGACATCGAAACGCTCGACGAAGAAATAGCCGCTGACCACGCGCGCGAAAAGAAACTCGGGCTTGATCTTAGCGCCGGCCTGCGCCCGCCATCCGGCGTACCACCACAGGAGAATGCTAATGCCCCAAACTCTTGAGCTTCTATTGCGCCGTGCTTCGCTGGCGCCCACGTCCATTGACGAGAAGGCCCGAACGGCCAGCGTCGTATGGTCAACGGGCGCACCGGTTCAACGGCGCGATTACGAAGGGCCATTCCTGGAATCGCTATCGCTCAATCCAAACCACGTGCGGATGAACAAACTGGTTGGAGCATCTGTTCTCAATAGTCACAAACAGGGCGATCTCAGCAACGTGCTTGGTGTCGTGACCGATGCCGGGACTGATGGTGGCGGCGGATGGGCGAACATTAAGTTCTCTTCTCGCGCTGAAATTGATCCGATTTGGCAGGACGTTCGCGATGGAATCATTCGATCCGTCAGCGTCGGATACAGTGTCTCCAAATGGGAAGACGCGAAGGATCCCGTTACCGGGTTACGTAAACGCACTGCGGTGGATTGGACACCGCAAGAGATTTCACTTGTCGCTCTGCCGGCAGATTCCGGCGCAACCATAAGGAGTAAACTTGTGCAAGAAGATGAGATTTTGGCCCAGCTAGCACCAGTGGTGGAATCAAGGGCGGAGACAAACAAGAAAATTCGAAACATCGCGACTATCGCCAGCCTGGATACGCAATTTGCAGATGGTCTCATCGACAGGGGCGCCACCATCGATCAGGCTCGCGCGGCGGCATTCGAGGAAATGGGGAGGCGTTCTGGCGGGCCAATCCATAGCCAGCGCCTCGAAATCCACGATAGCCATGACGATCCCGCGAAACGGGTCGAGCGCATGGCCGAGGCCCTGACATGCCGACTTCACCCAACGCAAAAGCCGAGCGAGGCGGCTAAGCAGTACATGCATCGCCGAGTACTTGAGATGGCATCCGAACTTCTCGAGGTGAGAGGCGAGCGCGGGGTCTCTCTCATGTCGCCAGACACAATACTCGCGCGTGCAAACACCACATCGGATTTTCCCACGCTTCTCCAATCGACCGGAAATCGCGTGCTCATGGCCGCATTTCAAGCTGCTCCTAATCCGCTGAAAACGTTGGCTCGCCAAGCGCTGATCAACGACTTCCGGCCGAAAACAGCGGTGAAACTTGGACCGATGGGGAAACTGCCGAAGATCAATGAAAAAGGTGAAGTGAAAAGCACGAGCCGTACTGAAGCAAAAGAGGCCTACAGCCTTGCAACGTTCGCGGAGATTTTCTCGCTCAGCCGCCAGGCAATTATCAATGATGATTTGGGGGCCTTCAATGATTGGTCCGTCGCAATGGGGCGGGCGGCATCCGAAACTGAAGCTGATCAGCTTGTCCAGCTTCTCACCGCCAACAGCGGCGCTGGCGCCACGCTGGATGATGGGGCTGCGTTGTTTAATTCGGCACACGCCAATGTGGCCGGGTCTGGCGGCGTAATTTCCACTGCTACTTTGTCCGCCGGCAGGCAAGCAATGCGCGGCCAGACGCAAGTAGATGGCAAGACGCTCATCAACGCTACGCCGAAATATCTTCTGGTCAGCCCGGTTAAGGAAACGGAAGCGGAAAGCGTGCTCGCTCAGCTGTATCCGGCACAGGTGTCGAACGTAAACCCGTTCGCGAGCAACAGATATGAGTTGCTAGTTGAACCGCGCTTCGCGGGAAACAGCTGGTATCTCTTTGCTGATCCTGCGGTGCAGGCCGTGCTGGAATACGCATATCTCACCTCCGCCCAGGGACCGCAGATGGCCTCCAGGGCGGGCTGGGACGTTCTCGGTATGGAATTTCGTGTGACATTAGATTTTGGCGCCGGCGTGGTCGATCACCGTGGCGCATACCGCAATCCTGGTGCGTAATCCATGGCGACGACTCTCTCCGATCTGCAGGGGTGGCGGGATGCGCTGTTTCAGGCGCGGATGAGCGGCGTTCAATCCGTTCATTATGGCGACCATCGCGTGGATTACAAATCTGACTCGGAAATGCGGAGCGCAATCGCTGCAGCAGACGCGGAAATCGCAAAACTGCAGGGTACTCGCGTGAAGGAAGTCCGGCTCTCAACTTCGAAAGGACTATGACTTATGAAGAACTTCGTTCAGCGTGGCGACACGCTCACTCTTCCCGCACCTTACGACGTTACTTCCGGAAAAGGTGTTTTAGTTGGCTCGATATTTGGCGTGGCATCGGGAGACGTTCTCTCGGGCTTTGATGGCGAGTTCGATGTCGAAGGAGTCTTCGATTTAACGAAGGCGACAGGAGCAGTCACGCAAGGCGCGGCTCTCTATTGGGATGACACCGCGAAGAATGTGACAACAACTTCGAGCGGAAACACCAAAATCGGAGTTGCTGTTGTGGCTGCGTTGTCGGGCGATGCGACGGCTCGAATCCGGCTGAACGGAGCATTCTGAATTGGTGGCGAGCGTCTCCTGCGGTCGCGCGGTCCGACCGGGCATACCAAGCGATCTCCCGAGGCTCGCTGCCAATCGGTTACGGGCAAGATCGTATGGCCGCACCTTGTTTGGTTAATTGAAATGGCACGCCGCGCAAGCACGTTTAGGCAACGGGACGTAACCCGCGCTCTTAAAGCGACGGTTGCGGCCGGTGTCGGCGTGCGTCGCGTCGAAATAGGCAAGGACGGTAAGATCGTTGTCATTACCGGCAGTCCGCAGGACGCGTCGTCGGCCGAGACAATTAACGAGTGGGACAAATGAAATGAGGCGCCCTTATCGTCTTCCCCCATATGTCCATGGCTTTGCCGATCGTCACGGAAAGGCGCGGTACTATTTCCGGCGCGAAGGGTTTGCTCGTGTCGCATTGCCCGGGCTCCCTTGGTCTCCTGCCTTCATGGCGGCACACGAAGCGGCTATGGCGGGCGTGGAGGTGCGCAAAGCCATCGGTGTGAGTCGTACGTTGCCAGGCAGTGTGAACGCTGCGATCGTGGCCTACTATAATTCGGACGCCTTCCGTGTCGCGCTAAAGCCGACCACGCAAGGAATGCGCCGCGCGATCCTAGAGCGCTTTCGCGTTGAGCATGGCGATAAGAGGATCGCGTTCGTGCAAACTCGGCACCTCGTGATCATATTGGCAACTAAGAAGCCATTCGCCGCCCGAAACTGGCTGAAGACGCTCCGCGGGCTTTTACAATTTGCCGTCGCAGCCGAATTACGCCCGGACGACCCGACGCATGGGATCAAGCTCGCGCGTGTTAAGAGCGATGGAATCCACACATGGACCGAAGGCCAAATCGAGACGTTTGAGGCCAAGCACAAACCTGGCACTAGGGCCCGTCTGGCGTTTGCCCTTCTGCTTTACACGGCGCAGCGCCGCGGCGATGTCATTCGCATGGGTCGACAGCATGTTCGGGAAGGCGAAATCGCTGTGCGGCAGGAAAAGACCGGTTCGCGTTTATTGATACCGATACACGCTGAACTCCAATCCGCACTCGACAATTGGCCAAGCGAGCATCTGACGTTCCTTACAACAGAACGTGGTGAGCCGTTCACTGCGGCGGGTTTTGGCAATTGGTTTCGCGATCAGTGCAACGCAGCTGGGCTTCCGAAGGCCTGCAGTGCCCACGGTCTACGTAAGGCCGCGTGCAGACGCCTCGCTGAGGCCGGGTGCACCGCGCATCAGATTGCCGCGATAAGTGGCCATGTGAGCCTTTTAGAGGTGCAACGGTACACGAAGGCGGCAGATCAAGCACAGATGGCCCGCGACGCTATGAGAACTATGTCGGAACAAACGAGAACATCCATTGGCAAACCAGGCCGACGGGTTTGCCAAAATGAGGGCTAAGGCATTGAAGAATATGCGTTTGCGTTTAACGATGGCGACCCCGATTGGATTCGAACCAACGACCTACAGATTAGGAATCTGCCGCTCTATCCTGCTGAGCTACGGGGTCTTCAAGGGGTTAGGGGGGAAACGCTAGATCATTTGTCTCCGCATTGTCTCACATCCGAAAGTTTGTCAGTAGTTGTCTATCCGAGCCTCGCTCGGTTGAGAACTGAGGGCAGGCTGTGCGGCCTGCGAATTAGTGAATAGCATTGGTCGTTCGATAGCCCGCAGCGCGATGCCTCGCGATCCGCAGTTGCAGAAGCTTACGAACGTCGTTCTTTCCCAGCGACTCGCCGTCATTGTTGAACCGAGATACCGCGAGGTCGAGGACAAACTGGGATATGATCGCCGCCTCCTCGCCACCGGCATCTCCGAGTAGCTCAACGGCGTCCTTCAACTCTTCGATGCTAAGCTGCATGGCTCGCACTCCGTTGGCGGGGTAACCTCCGACAGATTGTTCGAACCATCAAAACGCGTCAACCAAAAACACTTTTGCCGTCCAAGTTGCCGGCGAGATACGCTGTACTTGGTTGCCAGATAGGGCCTCACGAGTCTCGGGCTTTTGGCTCGGGACCAAGTCCGCGTCTAGGGCGTAAGCGTCGTGGCGCTGAAGGGCTTGGAAGGCTCGCCGTCGATCATGAGTCGCAAATAGATGTGGTGATTGGGCAAACGGATGAGATTCTCGGCAGCGAACACCGGCTCGAACTCCCGTGCGAGGTAGGAGGCGTCTTCGGCCCCCACTCGAAACGAAATGAGTGTGCCGGCATTTCCAAGAACCGCACGGCGAACGTCCGGTTCAAGTTGATGGAAATACTGGTGGGCAAGAACAAGTCCGATCCCGTATTTACGCAGCTCGGCCGTCATATTGGCGACGCTTAAAGTCGTGAAGGTCTGGAATTCATCGATGTAGACGTAGAAGGGTCGCCGCTGATCTTCTGGACGGGAAGCCCGGCTGAAGGCCCCCAGCGAAATCGCCGTCAAGATCAACCCACCGGCAAGACCGGCGCTATCGGCGCCGATCTGTCCTTTGGCGAGATTCACGATGAGAATTTTGCCTTCGTCCATGAGCTGGCGGAAGCGCAAAGGTCGTTCCGGTTCGACGAAAAAACGGTATAGGCGCCGGTCGGCCAGAAAGGCCCCGACCTTGTTCTGAATTGGCGCGATCGCTTCCGCCTGATAGCGATAAGTGTATTTCGGATACTCGGTGCGCCAGAATATACGAACCTGCTCATTGGCCGTATTGGCGAGGACACGCTGCCGGAATGATTTGTCCGCATAGAGGCGAAGAATGTCGGCGAAGTTCGCCTCCGGAAAGTCCAAGAGCGCGAGCAGGGTGTTGCGCAGGATATGTTCCATGCGCTGGCCCCATGCGTTGGGCCACATCTTCTCAAAGAGTTCCATGATGCCCGAAGAGACGAGGCTCCGCCGTTCGGGCGAGACATGGGTGAGCGGATTGTATCCGTAAGGCTGCGCCGGATCGGGAAGATTGACATAGACAAGATCGTGCTGACGCCAGGGCGGAACCCGTGCTACAACCCGCGCCGCCAGATCGCCATGGGGGTCGATGAGCGCACAGCCGCGCCCTGCCGTTACATCCTGCTCAAAGAGAGTCTCGAGCAACGTCGATTTTCCCGTTCCGGTCTTACCGATCACATGCATATGGGCAAGCCGGTCGGCTTGTTTGATGCCGAACGGAGTGTGTCTGGCTCGCGCATTCGTAACGGCGAAATACGAAACGGTGTGATCGTGCTCCATCCTCCGAAGCTACGCGCATGGCGCGCAAAATCAGGACGTGAGAAAGATCGGTGCCCGGACCATTCTTTATCTTGGATGAGGATCGACAAAAAAAGACCGGCACGTAGAGTGCCGGCCCAGTCTTACTCATTCAGCCATCGCCGCTGCCCTAACATCATCCCTTGAACCATCGTTCGCCACAGGAGTTCTTAGCGGTTCCGGAATCCACCGGCTCTCGCCAAGGAGCGTCTCCGCGCTCTCGCTCATCTGGCTCTTCTTAAGGTCCTCAAGGCGCTGCGCCGCTTCAGGCGATGCGCCTTCGGAAACGGCTTTCGTGATCTGATCCTTCGTCACGCGGTCGAAGAATCCTACCGCCGTGGGTCGCCACCAATCGGCCATGTCGAGCGAAATCGCACGGGCGAGGACGTCGGCATGGGCGAAACGTTCTCTCCCTGCTTCTCGCCGGTGAACCGCATCGACTGTCACCGCGGTGCAATACGCAAGAAGTTCAAGACGGAGGGAAGGCTCCATCTGTTCCAACCAAACCCAGAGTTCCGCTCTTTCGGGCAGACGCTCAAGCCATCGGTTGTGCCGGGCAAGGAGCGCCTCCGCCGCTTTGCTCTGGCCCACTGTCTGGGAGAACTTCCCGAGGTCTACGAGCGTGGGTGTTATCTCAGCGCAGCCCTCGCCATGCCCGTGGAAGAAAATGCGTACCACGAGTGCGTGAAGCAGCACGACAAGCGCCCACTCCGGCTGGCCCGCAAGAACTTCCCGCAAGGCCGCCGTCCGGTGCGCCGACAGATCGACGAGGAGCGATTCCGAATACCCGTTGGAAGTTTTTTCGTTCGTGGCGGCCTGAGTCTCAGACCGCCGCGTGCTTTCTCCCGCCGGCTCTCGTTCTTCCGGCTTCACAAGCCCGCGATCGGCTTGCAGATTGCCGTCATAGCCGAGGCTAATCACAACTCCGGCGTGGCTCTTTTCTTCTTCCGGCCAGACTTCTTTCCTGGCCCGAAGCGAATCTAGTTCGACCGATACGCGGTCGAGCTCGGTAGAGGCCCCATCGTCTTCTTCGTCCTCGATCGCGGCCACAAGCTCGTCATAGCGCTCGCACAGAACGTTGAGACGGGCTTCCTCTTCATCGGCGAGTGTGACCTCAGTCATCTTGATCCGGCCGAAGCGAGAGAGATGGTTGAAGTCGGTCTCTTGCATGATTTCCACCCAGCCCCAGCCGTCGGTTTTGACCGTTTCCGCCTCCGCTTGAAGCTTCTCTGCCACCAGGCGGTCGAGAAGCTGACTGTCCGTGAAATACCCCTCGTCTTCGGGCTGGAAGAGATCGCGGACGATGATGCCGCCCGCTTCCTCGTATGCTTTGGCCCCGATGAATCGGGCCCTCCTATCCCCACCTTCCACATGCGACTTGGTGAGGAAGCGCCGGATCGCTTGGGGCGAGGAATCCCCATAGGGGTTCTCGAACCAGAATTCCTCCTGTGCCTTGCGATCGTCCGAGATCGTGAAGGCCATGAGTTGTTCAAGCGTCATCGCACCCAAACGGTATTCCGCCACCAGACGCGAGGAGACCGTGGCAAGCTTCAGGCGCTGAAGCACGATGGTCGCCGAGAGGCCAAACCGGGCCGCAATGTCCTCGGTGGGGAGGCCTTCCTTCTGAAGCTTGGCGAAAGCATCGAACTGATCGGCCGGATGCAGCGGAGCCCGGATGATGTTCTCGGCCAGGGAGACTTCCGTTGAATCTCCGTCTCGCTGATTCTCCAGAATCAGACACGGAACCGGGTGATCGCGGGCGATCTTCTTGCGCTTTGCGAGAAGCTTGAGCGCCGCAAGCCGCCTTCCGCCGGCGACGACTTCGTAGGTGTTCGGTTCGACGGCGTTAGGATTCTCCTCCTGCCGCACGATAAGGTTTTCAAGAATGCCCATCGACTCGATGCTTGCGGCCATCTGTTCGATGTCCGCCAGCGGTTCGGTCTTCCGGATGTTGGCCTTGGACCGCTTCAATTGGCAAAGCGGAATCGTCATGAGCTGGTTGCCCATCGTCGTTCTCCTGATTGTTAGAGATGGTTGGAAGCGTCACGCGGGCCGCCGGTACTACCGGATGGGCTAACGCAGTGACACCGATATGGACCTGCAAAGAACAGGTTCCGCATCCATGGTCGCGAAAGTTTGGTGCCGGGGATAGACGTGGAAATGATCGGAAAAAAGAGCATTACGTGACGCAAGGGCTTGCGCCGCGCGTCTGGGACATGGTGTCTCGAGAGGGCGCTATGCTATACTGTCGATATGAACCAGAAACCCACAATTACGCTTTCAGAGGACGCTCAGGCGCTGGCAGAGAAGCGTGCGCGCGAAGAAGGTTTCGATTCAGTCGATGCTTATATCGACGCTCTGATCGAAGAGGATGGGCAGACCGGGACAATCCGGGGCTGGATGCGCGAACGTCTTGAACAGGGCATCGGTTCTCCAACAGCAGGTGAGCTTACCGAAAGCAAATTGCAGCGCCTCGTCGGCGAAGGCATCGCCCGCGTCTCGCGCTAGGGCATGATCCGCCGGATCACCACGACCGAGGCGGCGGATGCTGATATCCGTGACATCGCGACCTACATTGCCTTCGATAACGAGCACGCCTCCAGGAAATTTGGAGCGGAATTATGGGAGAGTTTTCAACGGATCGCCGAAAATCCAGAAATCGGCCATATTGTTGCGGAGTTTAACGAACTCCGTGTATTGCGTGTCTCGAACCGATTTCGGAGATACTTGGTCTTCTACCGTTCTCTCGACGCTGAGACCGTGGAGGTCGTCCGCGTCCTTCATGGCGCTCGCGACATCACATTACTGGTTCGCGACATCCCCTGAAGCTGGAGCTAGGCCCCATGGAAAGCCGTCACACGCCGATCGTTCTTGATACTGGAAAGATGTCACAAAGCCGCAGCTTTTTCACTACTTTGAGCGTTCTGCCCGTAGCCCTTAGAATGCGCGATGATGGTTGCGACCAAGCGATTCACCCTTAATGCGAAAGTTCGATGTTTGATCCGCTTAGGTCCACCCGCGGTGACAACGTCATCAAAAACAAGGCTGTTGAAGGGATTTGCCCAAGTAACTGCAACGTTTTTCTGGCACACGGTCAGGTTCGATACTGTGTCTTTTAGGATTTCGCGCAATTTGTCGTCATTTTCCAAATTAGGCAGGTTTCCCAACGTTTTTATGAGTTCGATACTTTTTTCAACCCGCAGCCGGATTCCGTCGTCGCCGGCTTCTATAGAGGCCTTGCTGGAGGTGAGTGTTGCCCGCTCGCCCAACAATTGCTCTTTGCGCGCGAGATAGGTTTCGCGATCCACCATCTGATCGACATAGGCGTCCGTAAGCCGGCCCAGTCGCTCGTCAATGGCGCTTGTTGCAAGGGACAGATTTTGCAGCTCGGCAGCCGCGTCCGTCTTGCGATGTGCAAGGACCGTCTCGATGTCGGCTTTGACCGCGGTCCACTCTTCTTCGGTCAAGGAAAAGGATTCGGCCGCGGCCCGCAATTTTCCGTCAATGACCTCTTCTCTTAGACATGTCGTAGGGCACGTCGGTGTCGCGCACCGGTAGTAGACGTGCCCCTTTCTTCGCGAAGCGGTGAGGGAACGGCCGCAAGTAGAACACTTAAGCGTCCGCTGGTAACGGAAGCGATGGATATTCGCCTTATGGGTTGTCCTCCCCCCGAGGATCTCTCCCACGCGGTCAAAGAGGGCCTTTCCGACCAATGGTTCATGGACTCCTTGGAAGACCTCGCGTGTTTTCTCGATCCTGATTAGCCCAACGTAGAACGGGTTATTGAGAGCGGTAGACCACCCGTTTCGCGTGACCCGGCGTCCTTTCCTGGGCCGCAGTCCGCGGGAATAGAGCTCCTGGCTCAGCGTTTCGAGAGACCACTGCCCTGTAGCGTAGAGGGCGAAGGCCTTCGCGACGAGTGGCCCGCGCACCGGGTCGATGGTTTTGGGCTGCCCCCCTCCTTGGTCGAGATACCCGAGCGGTGCCTGTAGCGGATAGAGCCCTTGTTTCAGACGCCCGTAGAATCCCTTTTTTACCTCGTCGCGCAGATTGCGGATGTAATCGGCGGCGACGACTGCCTGGATGTCGGCGGAGAGTCGGCCACCGCGCGAGCTGAGGTCGATACTCTCATGCGCGAAATGCAACTCGATGCCGCGGTCGACCAACTCTCCCAACATTGCCCAATCGCGAAGGTTGCGGGCACTGCGGTCTATCTTGTGCGTGATCACCCCGGCGGCGAGCCCATGCTCAAGGCCTTTGACCATCTTGATGAAAATCGGACGGCCCTGCTTGGCAGCCGTCTCCTTTTCCTCGAACCATTCGGTGATTGCGAGATTGTGGCGCCGTGCGTATGCATCAATTGCCGCTTGTTGTTCTTGCAGGCTTGAGCCTTTCTCGCCCTGCTTCACGGTCGAGACACGGATATACGCGAAATATTTTTTCATACGATTGGGGGAGCAACTTCAAAACTATCATCGCCGCGCGATTTCTGCGAATCGCGCATTGCCTGTTCGCGCTCGGTCACAATGCTGTCGATGGTCTGAAGAAAGCCGAACCAGCGACGTGTTGCCTCCTCGATTTCAGCTTCGGATGCGCCCGGCATCACGAGGCGTACAAGTTGAGATTCCAGTTTCTTCGGCTGCATTGCCGCATTGTGCCGGAGCGGTGGTTGCCCACGTAGACGGTGAAATGACTCGAACTCGGAGCATTTCCACGTCTCGGCCAAATCGGTGGCGCGCTACAGCATAAGCGCATGCAAGAGCGCAACTCCCCGAAGGCTCAAACGTCGCTTGTCGTGTCGGCGATTGAGGAGGACGGCACGATCATCGAGACGATCTACCATCCCGGGACGGTTGAGACGGCCTTCGTCGTGGCGCGCGATGGCAACATCGAAATCGTCCCGCAATGGAAAGCAGGGAATACGGTCTATGTTCCCGTGCGCCCCTCCAACAACCTCATCAAGCACCAGGCGCTCATTCTTCCGTCGCAGCCCGCCGAGTATGGCGATGTGGAGACTCTGCTCGCAGGCATCGAGAACTACATTGCCCGCTACGTATGCCTCTCTCGGGAGGCGATTGGTCTTTCAGCCGCTTACGTCCTCCTATCGTGGGTGTATGACGCCTTTAACGAACTGCCTTACTTGCGCTTCAGAGGGGACTATGGGACGGGCAAAACCCGCGCCCTCCTGATAATCGGCTCCCTTTGTCACAAGGCATTCTTCGCCAGCGGCGCTTCTACAGTATCTCCGATTTTCCATACCCTCGACACCTTCAAGGGAACGCTGATCTTCGACGAGGCCGATTTCCGCTTCACCGACGAAAAGGCGGAGCTGGTGAAAATTCTGAACAATGGCAACGCCAAGGGATTTCCGGTTCTACGCACGCAGGTGACGCCCCAGAAGGAATTCGACCCGCGGGCCTTTGTTATTTTTGGCCCCAAAATCGTTGGCATGCGGCGCTCCTATGACGACCGGGCGCTGGAGAGCCGCTTTCTCACCGTCGAAATGGAATCCGGACGTGCCACGGGTGTGCCGATCAATCTTCCCGACGCACAGAAGGAAGAAGCGCTATGTCTTCGCAACCAGCTCCTCATGTACCGGCTGCGCACCAGGCTGTCGGTCAAGCTCGATCCGGCGCTTGTTGATTCGAGCCTTGAACCGCGCATGAACCAGATTCTTTTGCCGCTGCTTTCGGTGGCGCCCAGCGATACATTGCGGGCGACGATCAGCGACATGGCGAGAGGGCTCCAAGCCACCATCGTCGCCGAGCGCGGGGCAACCACCGAGGGTCAACTCTTGGCGATTTTGGCCAAGTTTCTTGCCGATGCGGACCGGACCGTCTCCCTTGGCGAGATAACTGAAGCCTTCACCGCAGAGCACGGACGCGATTACGAGCGACCCGTTGTCAACCGCTGGATTAGCTCCGTGCTTCGCCGTCTTGGTGTTGCGCTCTATAAGAGCAATGGCGTTTTCGTTCTCCTGCCCGGCCAGCACGAGCGGATCGCGGCGCTTTGCGTTCGCTACGGCGTTGGGGATATCGCGGGGGAAAATCCGTCGGGGACCGCCTCTCAGGGAGATAGGGAGATAGGGAGCAACGAGGAAGGAGCGCGATAGCCGCTGCACTTAGGTTATTCACGTTGCGCCGCGGCGCTAATAGCGAGTGGGCAGGATCCCGGATCATCTCCCTATGTCCCTATCTCCCTGAGATGTTCCGATTATCGCGCATTTTCCCCTCTACAGCGATGGGCGCATCCGCGCGAACATGAAACTTCCCGGTGATGCGCTTTAGACATCATCGGCAGTTCTTTTTACTCTATGCCATCGAAAGTTCCTTGTTACCTGCGCACGCTGCGGAAGAAGTGGGGGCTGACGCAGAAAGAGCTCGCGTCTCTCGTACCTCGCTGCCGGCGCAATAGAGTCTCCGAAGTCGAACGCGGAAAGATTCCGCCAAGAGCATCCGAGCTCCTGGCCTATGCCCTCATTTTCGGGTTCCCGCCCCAAGCCATCTTCCGGAAATACGCCGAGGAGATCGAGGATGCGGTCATGCGCGGTGCCGCCGGGCTCGACCGCCGCCTTGCGGACGACGATTCGCCGTCCGCGGCGCGCAAAATCGATTTCCTGGAGCAATTGAGCAACCGCGTCAGATTAGAAGCCAGTGAAATTCCAAACTTATGATTGGAGGACAACATTCCGAACTCGTGCTTGCCATTCAACCGTTTACCCGCGGTTACGCCTTCGCCCTCTTCGAGGGACCGCTTTCGCCGATCGATTGGGGCATCAAGGAGGTCCGGGGAGGAAACCGCAACGCCCGCTGCCTTGCCGCCGCCGAGACGTTGATCGCACGCACGCGCCCGGATGCCCTGGTGCTTGAAGATTATACCGGCTCCTTCGCCCGGCGTTCGCGCCGGATCAAGAGACTGCAAAGCCTCATAACCAACCACGCGGCGGGTCAATCCATTGACGTGCGCCACTACCCTCGCGAGTGCATTCGTGATTGCTTCAAAGCTGTGGGCGCCGTCACACGCTACGAAATCGCCCAAGCCATCGCTGCCCGAGTGCAAGCCTTCGAGAACAGATTGCCGCCCGTACGCAAATTATGGGAGCCGGAAGATCCGAGGATGGCGCTCTTCGATGCCGCGTCGCTCGTTATGTCCCATTACAGCTTGCCCCGTTCGCAATCCTCGGACGATGCCTAACGCTCATTGGTTTCCCGGGCATGCGGGAGCGCCGGAATGGTCCGGCGTTCCCGCTGTTCTCGGGAGATCGAATATGAATAGTCCTGTTCTTTCAGAATCGAAGTTCAATGTTTACGGCTCCGTTACAGAAAAGATCGTGGAGGCGATCCGCAAGGGCGTCGGAACGTACACGATGCCTTGGCATGGCGGCGGGCCCGCCATTTGCATCCCTGTCAACGCCGCCACCGAGGCGCCGTATCGCGGCGTCAACATCCTGGCGTTGTGGGCGGTGGCAGCGATCGAAGGATACGAGTCTGGTCAATGGGCGAGCTACCGTCAGTGGCAGTCGCTCGGTGCACAGGTACGAGGGGGAGAACGAGGCTCCATCATCGTCTTCGTCAAGGAGATCGAAGGTGCCGAGAAGGATAAAAAGGAGGAGGAGGGAGAACGCCCCCGACTCGTTGCACGCGCATACCGGGTCTTCAACGCCGCTCAGGTGGAGGGTTGGGAGTCACCACCGCCAGCGCGCATCCCCGAGTTTTTTGCCATCAAGGAGATCGACGCGTTTGTACAGGCCACAGGCGCAAATATTCGTCATGGAGCTCCCATGGCGAGATATCACCCGAAGGAAGACTTCATTGAGATGCCGGATCGCGAGCGCTTCATCGGGAGCGCCACGAGTACATCAACGGAGACCTACTATTCGGTTCTCTTGCATGAATTGACGCACTTCAGCGGGGCGTCTCACCGCCTCAATCGTCAATTTGGTGCCCGGTTTGGCGACCGTGCCTATGCGATGGAGGAGTTGGTCGCAGAACTTGGTGCGGCGTTTCTCTGCGCTGCTCTCGGTATTGCCAATGAGCCGCGCCAGGATCATGCAGCCTATGTGGCGTCATGGCTTGAAGTTCTCGACCACGATCACAAGGCAATCTTTATGGCAGCGAGCCAAGCCCAGAAGGCCGTGGAGTACCTTGCACAACTCGCCAAAGCCAACAATTGGCGGATCGGGGTTTAAGTCAGAAATCCTTTCACGGCCTCGGTATTCACCGGGGCCGTTTTGTTGGCACCGACCTCGGCGTGGCCCCGTCCCTCAGCTAAAGTCTGATCGCAGGGAGTTCCACAAAGAACGTCGACCCGTGCCCCGAACCTTTGGATTCAGCCCATATCCGGCCGCCGTGAGCGGCCACCAGTTGCGCTGCCACATATAGGCCAAGACCGGTGCCAGACGCGTTGGTCCGTGCCGCGTCTTCGGCGCGCGAGAATTTCTGAAACAGCTTCTTGAGGGTACCGGCGTCGATACCAATGCCAGAATCCGTGATTGAAAGCAGCAAAGTGCCTGCCGTCGATTTCTGCTCGAGTCTAACCTGGATTGTCCCTTGCGGCGTGTATTTGATCGCATTGTCGATGAGGTTGGAGACGACCTGGGCCATCTTCCCAGCGTCGAGTTTGGCGAGATAGGGCATGCCAGTATCTGCATTAAACAAGAGAATCAGTTTGGCGTCGTTGGCCAACCGGGTCATTTCCTCGACGACGCGGGCGACAACCGCTTTGAAGTCTCCAATCCGGAAATCGTATTTCATGCGTCCCAATTCGATTCGAGAGACGTTCAGATAGTCTTCGATCACGGAAGCGAGCGCCTGGCCGCGATCTGCAATGCGGCCGGCAGCCTTTGCGGCTTCGCTGGAAAGCGCCCCGTACGTGCCATCCCTGAGATTTTCGGCATAGCCGCGGATCACCGTGACGGGGCTTCGGAGCTGGTGCGTTGCGATCGACAGGAATTCGGTCTTGGCTTGGTCGAGTTCCTTCAGCCGAACGTTGGCGAGAGCAAGATTTTCGCGCGCCCGCACTTCGAGCTTTATGCTTCGAAGCAGAAGTACCCCTATTGGGACGGACACGGCCAAGAGGAGACTGTTCGTCAGTCGCTCATTTGCACTTTCGGCGAGCAAAACGCGGACAAAGACGAAGAGCCAAAGAGCGAAGACCAGAACCTCGGCGATAATCGCCTTGGGGCTGAACAGTTTGTAGCGGAAGACGCTATAGACGATGACGACGGCGAAGATCGATGTGAAGACCGGACCCGTCCAGATGTATCGGAAATCCCTCAAGAATGGCGAGATCAGAACGAGATTGTAGTACATGCCGATTGCGCCGATCGGCGTAACGCTGGCGCCGACAGCGAGCAGTTGTCGCCGAATCTGGCCGGTTGCGTTCAAATATTTCCACCACAGGCGGATCTGTGCCCCGACAAAAAGACCAGAGAAGGCTGCGGCGAAGATCAGGTAAGCGACAGTCTCAAGCGTTACCTCGCGGCCCCAGGCGTGATGTATGACGCTGCCCGTCAGCAAATGCGGGGTAAGAAGGGCAATGCAAAGAAGCGTCGTCCCCCAAGTGAGCACCCGCCCATGCCAGCGCGCCGGCCTTTGATCCTCCGGGAACACGAGCGAGAAATAATAGTAGCAACCGGCAATCAATGCGGCTGAGACGTAGGAAAGTTTCAGGAACCATATCGCGGCGGCATCTGAACTTACCGTGAGGAATCCCAGGATCGACAGGGACCACGCGCTCAGGAATAGCGTGAAAAGCGCGAACGAGACATTGATCCGGCTTGACCGGTTCTCGCTATATATAAAAGCTGTGACGCCGAAGTTTATGACGGCGGTTGTCGCAAGGAGTGTTGTGTGGAGATCGAGCATAATGAGGCGGCACTGTGCCCGAAGGCGCGGTGCCGATCTCAGTATACCGTGCTAGCAAGCGTGTCCGATCGTTCGAAGTTGAACAAGCAGGCCACCATATCGTGGTCAACCGGTTAGCTGTTCTCTCGGCAACAACGTGTAGATAATTTTGTCGAGTGTCCCTATTTTTCCGCCGTCGACAAAGGCGCAGCCGTCCACGAAGTAGAGTTTCAAACGTGCGCCTTGAAGCGTGACTTTGATCAGCACGTCTACCGGCGCGGTGACAAGCTCCTTCGCAAGAGCTTTGGATGCACCCGCTCCAATTGCGATAGGAGCTTCGTGCGGCTGAGCGTGAAGGCTCGCCAATATGATTCCAGTTTGGGCCATTGCCTTGCAAAGCTCGATAAGCGGAACAATCGGCTTCGTCGGAAAGTGGCCTGCGCTGCGTTCAATAGTGATGCGTGCCAGACCAAGAACCGTATGATTGCCAATAGCAACGGCGCGCTCGATAAAGAAAAACGGGGCTCGTTCGAGCATCAACTCTTCAATGTCGCTCAGCTTCAGGAACCGGGGCTCTTCGGTCCCGAATAGGTCCTCGTCGTCGGGAAGCTGGACGCCCAGAAACGTTTCGATCGCCGCGCGCCTGAGCATATCGGTTTCGAGGGCCGAATTGGCCGTATTTCCAAGCGATTGAGGCCGCGCCGCCGTATCAATGGCCGCAGCGGCGGCTACGTCTTCCCCTCGAAATGACACACTGCACCCCACCGATCTGAACAGAATAGGGGATTCTGTTCAGCAGCGCACGAAGGGGTCAGAAAGTAACCGAACCATGGCGCTGACCACGGCATGCCGTCACGCCAGAACCCCATGATGGCCCGCCCACTCCGTGGCAAGGGTGACTAGCAGATCGAACACCCGATCGAATGATAGCGAATCAGGCAAGCCTTAAAGCCCCTACAATGCGGCTACCTTAATTTCGTCCACCTTTGACACAGTTCGTTCCCATGCCCCAGCTCCTTTCTGCGAAGTACGCTCTCTGGCTACCTCCTGATCCAGAACGATAAGGGGGAACCGATGTCGCTGCGCATACTCATTGACGTTGTCTAGTAGGGCTCGTAGTCCGGTTATCCTGTCGGTGAACACGATGGGACCTCTCAAATTCACCATCCGCTCGCGAAGTCCGGGAAAGTCGCCGTCATACGCATAGAAAACATCTTCGTATGAGCGCGAACCCGCATTCCATCTCCGGACTTTCTTGACCTTAGTTACATCCTCCCAGCCAATGAACTTGAGCACTCGTCCAAAATTGCGAGACGCGATCCCCCTATCACTTACGATAATGGAGGAGCACATCAAAGAGCCAAACACACTTAGAGAGATGAACCACGCTGCAACTAGTATGCAAAGCACCCCAAAAACATAGCTGTGCTCGCTGATCGCAAACACTCCCACACCAAAGCAAAACAGTGACAGCCCTGGTATGCCGAGGTAAGTCATCACCATTTGTGATTGCGGATATTCGTACTGTGCGGATGCTTCGTTGTCGCCCATCGCCGCACTCATTTTCTTGCCGGACCGCAGCCCACACCAACGGAGCAGGTTGTGCCCAATGTCCCCATCGTGCCGAAAATCGCGCTGTTCGCACTCAGAGTCGCATCAGGCAGCAGGCCAACGCCCCCGACAGCCGCGAAGGGAGCCTCCACGATGCCGGATAACCCACCAACTATCGCTCCGGTCTCAATTTGCCCTACGCTTGGCAGTCCGCCATTTATCATGGCCCCGTTGACTGTTGCGGCGGCTCCGCCGGCGGCATTGACCACAGTGAATGTGGTTGCGCCAACCGCGACACTGCCTACACCAGCTCCACCGACCAATCCCGTCGTATAGCTTACTGCTAGAGGATTGAGTGTTCCAATCGCTGTGCCAATCGCCGCGCCACTGGCAGCTCCCAAAGCAGTTCCCAGTAGCGTGCCCGTTTGGTGATATCCCGCAATCGCACCACTAATCGCTCCTCCCACTGCCCCTATTGCCGCAGTCACCCCCGCTGCTGGACAAGCCACGATGCATGCGCCCGCCGCTAGGCCGCCTCCGATTATCCGGTTGCCGATTTGCTGGGCCTGGGCAGCGCCTTCAGCAGTATACGTTCCACACGTACCCGCAAGGACGCAATTGTTGATTGTCCCTGTTGGATCGGTGTTATTGACGGGGTCGTTTCCGGCATACGCATAGAGATTCACGCCGCCGGCATAGCCGATGGGGTCCGGCTGGAAGAAGCGTCCCAGCGCCGGCGAATACATCCGCGCGCGGTAGTAATAGAGCCCGCTCGGCTCGGCCGTGCTGCCGGCGGTCTCGGCATCGAAGCGCCGCCCGGTGTAGAGATAGCTGCCGCTCGTGAGACCGGGATTTTCGCCATAGGGCTGGAATCCCGTCTTTGTCAGTGTCCCGCTCGAATCGAGCGTGGCGACGACCGAACTCTGAACGTCGGGAACCATCGTTTGCCGCGTGCCGCCCGGCACGTTCATGCGGTTCAGCGGCTCGTCGATCCCGAGCCCATAGGCATACCAAGTCTGGATCGCCCCGGCGGCCCCGGTGTACTCCACGACCTCGCGGTTGTCCGCGTCCGTGACGTAGAGCGTCGTCGTGCCGCCGAGCGTCCTGCTCTTGCGCCGCCCCTGCGCGTCATAGGCATAGGTGGCAATGGTCGTCATGCCCTGCGTAATGCCGGTCAGCCGGTTCTCCGCGTCGTAGCCATAGGTGTAGGTCCCGTCATAGGTGAGGTTGCCGTCGGCGTCGTAAGTCGGCGTCACCGCGCCCACCGCGGAATACTGGTTGAGGTTGTTCGCCGTGTAGCTCTTCGAGCTCGGGCCGGCCGGATAATTCCACCAGCTCTTGTCGGTCGCGCTTTGGTTCACCCGCCGGTTGGTCGCATCATAGCTGTAGGTGAATCCGGCGGTGCTGGACGAAGGCGTCGTCTGCGCCGGCGCAGGTGTCCACGATGCGCTGACGGGGCGATTCAGCGCATCGTAGCTGTAACTGGCGCTGTAGCTCACCGTTCCGCCGGAGGGCGGCAGGGCAGCGGTCACCGCCGCGCCGTTGTCGGTGAATCCCGCTGGCCTGCCGGCAAGATCGTAGTTGAACCATGTTGTCGGATTGCCGGATGACGTCGCGGAACACGCCGTCGGCAACGTGGCGATGGCCTTGGTGCAGACGCGGTTCAGCGTGTCATAGGTGAAGCTGATGGTGTCGCCCTTGCGCGTAACGCGCGAGGCGACGTTGCCGTCGGAATCATAGGCTAGCGTCTCCTTGTCCGTGCCACCGTCGGGATAGGTGGTGGTGGCGAGCCGGTCCAAGCCGTCATAGGCGAAGCTCGTCGCGTGGCTGGCGGCGTCAGTCAGGCTCGCCAGCAATCCGTCTGCCGTGTAGGCCTGCTGCACCAGCGCGCCGCTCTGGATCGCCGTATTGAAGAGCGCGGTTTGCCGGCTCATCGAATCATAGCTGTAGCTCGTCACATTGCCGATCGCATCGGCAATGCTCGACAGCCGGTCGACCGAATCATAGCTGGACCGCGTGACATTTCCATTGGCGTCCGTCGCCGTTGCGACCTTCCCAGTCGGCGTGTAGCTCGAACTTACCGTGCGCAGCACTGTGCCGCTCGCCGATTGCTGCGTCTGCAGCAGCCGCCCATCCGGGTCGTAGCTGAACGCGGTGACGAGACGGCCGGGCGTGGACGATGTTGCCGGCGCAGTCGTGCTGGCTAGGCGCCGGTCCGCATCATAGGCGTTTGTGGTCGAATTCCCGTTCGGATCGGTCACCGATGCGACATCGCCCGCTGCGCTAAATCCGAACGTGGTGATCTGAATCAAACCGGCGGAATCGCGCGTGACCGATATCCGGTTTCCGAGCCCGTCATAGGCATACGCCGTCACTACGCCGAGCGGATCTGTGGCGGTCAGCACCTGACCGGTGCTGTTGTAGGTGAAACTCGTCTTGGCGTTGAAATGCGGCGACGACCCGACATCGGCAGTGGTCGTCAGAAGGTTCCCGGTCGCGGAGTCGTAACGCATCGCGGTGACGAGCCCGAGCGGATCGGTCACGCTGATCGGCTTGTTGTAGATCGGATCGTAGCTGTAGCTCGTGCTCACCGCCGAAAGCGGCGATCCCAATTTGGGAGTATTCGTGATCTGAATGACGTTATGCTCGAGATCCGGCGAATATGTATAGCCGGCCGTGCCACCCTCGGGGGCTTTGGCAAGCGTCAAGCGATCCTGTCCGTCATATTGGTTGCTCGCGACGTTGACGATTCCATTCTGTTGCGCTGTATCGTTGAACACGTTCCCGAAGGTGCCGCTCAATACCAATGCGCGCGAGAGCACTTTTCCGCGCGGCGTCTGATAAGTGACCTCGCGGTCTCCCGCCGGATCGATGGTCTCGGTGCGGGAACCGGCGATGTAGAACGCCGTCGAATTGCCGAACGCATTCGCCTGTTGGCTGACCCTGCCAAGGCCGTCATAGCCATTGGTCACGAAAGCGTTTGTGGGATTGCTGGGATAGAATATCTGCGTCAAATGGCCGGCCGATCCGTCATAGACAAAATTGGTTTTGTAGCTGAGTGGGTCGGTATAGCTCGCCAGATTGCTGCTGCTGTCATAGCCGAAGGCGATCGACCGGCCGGTATCGTCAGTTACCAAATTCACATGGGGGCCGCTATATCCCAAAGTCAGGCTGCGGCCGATATTGTCGGTGACACTCGTGAGATAATTCGTACCGCTATAGGTATAGTTGTAAGCGAAGTTCACGTTCATCCCGTATGGCATGGTCCAGCTCGCGAGCGAGCCCGTCAGGGAAGAATTCAGCGTGTTAAAGGAAAGCAGCGACTGATCCTTGTTGCGGTATGTAAAGATCGTGAAATTCCCATAGGAATCCGGCGAGCTTCCGGTCAGGGTCACCGCCGAACCGAGCGGAGGATTATACGCGGCGCTTGAGCTTCCATCGGCGTGCGGAAGAAATACGAACTCCTCGCTGCTGCCCGGCCACGAAACCGTGACCGCATTGTTGGTGAGCTGATCGGTCAGCCAGCGACCCACCACCCATGGGATGGTCAGATGCTGCGCATCC